TGTGTGAGTGCTGCTGTTGTAGGTAGTGATGTATATGTCGGGGTGGCTGTGTTGGGTACATCACTCTCCGAATCACACAAGAGGTACTTGTCACAGTTCTCAACGGCAATTATAGCACTAGACCCTGACGCTGTACCCAAAGCTATGAAGTTTGTTAAAGAGTTACGTAGTTATGTAGACAGTGTACGAGTTATGCACTTACAAGATGATTTGAAGTATAGAAACCCGACTGACTTAGAAAATTTAGACCAACATAGGAGATTGAATTATGGAATTAGCACTCGTTAGAAGCCTAATGGATAAAGAGTTTTACGATGACCATCGTGGAGCAAGGTGTCCTGATAAATTATTTACCAAGGATGTTCGTAAAATAAAACAATCTATAGACTCAGCCATGCAACGGTATGAACGTACAGTTACACCTGATGAAATAGAAGCTTTGTTTGTATCGAACAATCCCACCATGACCACGGCACAAAAGAATGCTTTCTTGTCTTTGTTCCGACAGATAAAGAAAGAAGAACCTATGGGTAGTGACATAGCACAGGAAGTGTTGTCCAAACTATTCCAACAGGTAGTAGGTGAGGACGTAGCAAACATTGGCTTTGACTATGTCAATGGTACAAGCAGTACTCTTGAGCCACTACGTAATCTACTTGAGAAGTATGGAGATGACTTCACCCCAAAGCTAACGATACAATGGGAAGACATAGAGATAGCAACACTGCTTGAACAGAATGACCTTGAGACTCGTTGGCACTTCAACATACCTAGTCTTACTCGTAAGATAGAGGGTGTGAATGAGGGTCAACTGATTGAAGTGGGTGCTAGACCTAATACAGGTAAGACTTCTTTCCATGCAAGTTTGATTGCAGGACCAAATGGGTTTGCATCACAGGGTGCTAAGTGTGTCATCCTGTGTAATGAGGAGAAAGCTAGTCGTGTTGGTGCTAGATACCTAACTGCTGCCAGTGGCATGACCATGCAAGAAATCAAAGCTAACCCCATGAAGGCTCATACCCTGTACAATCCTATCAAGGACAATATAAAATTGTTTGACTCTACAAACAGAGACATGTCATGGGTTGAGAGTGTGTGCAAGTCATACAAGCCTGACATACTCATACTTGATATGGGTGACAAGTTTGCTACAACATCAGGCTTTGCTCGACAGGACGAAGCACTCAAGGCTAATGCAATCTATGCTAGGAGTATTGCTAAGCAACAAGGCTGTGCCTTATTCTATATGTCTCAGCTATCTGCTGATGCAGAAGGTAAGGTCTTGCTCAACCAGAGCATGATGGAAGGCAGTCGTACAGGTAAGGCTGCTGAAGCAGACCTTATGATTCTTATTGCTAAGAACCCTATTGTTGATGGGCAAGAGGAAGAAGACACACAACGACATTTAAATCTAGTTAAGAACAAACTCACAGGATGGCATGGTGTTGTTCATTGCGAACTTAACTACAGAACAGCGAGGTATGAAGCATGACAGAAGAAAGAAAGTGCAGAGACTGCGATACTGTTTTAACAGTAGGACAAAATACTTTAGAAAGTTATGTTACTAAACATAAAGGTATTTGTATACCATGCAAACGTAAGTCTAACAAACTATACAAGCCTTTACAGGTAGCTAAAAATCCTGAACGCATGTACGTTAATGGTAAATACATATCTAAAAAACATCCACTATACAAAGCAGGTATATACAGAACATTTAATGACGCAGCTTTTACTGGATTTGAAAACTATGAAAGCACCAAAGAAGGATACATATATGCTATTAGTAATCCTGCATGGGAAGGTTGGTTAAAGTTAGGTATGGCTATTGACCCTAATGATAGGTGTAGTTCTTACCAAACCTCAAGCCCACTAAGGGATTATGTACTAATACATAGTAGGTTTTTTAAAGACAGACGCAAAGCAGAATCTAAAATGCACATATTAGCAGAAAAGATAGCTGAAAATTTTAATTCAGAATGGTTTGAGTTATCTAAAGAAAATGCTATTACTATAATAGATAGTATAGAAGATGAAAGTTCTAGTGACATATCCTCTATGGTCAAACGAATCACAATAAGTAGAGAGGAAATACACATATGAAGGTAGAACTAATTAATTATATGGGTAATGACCTGACTGTGGTAAACGCAGCACGTGTTAGTTACAACGTAAACAAGAAAACATTTATAGATACAGATGCCAAGCTCATTAAGTACTTAGCTAAACACAAACACATGTCACCCTTTGGTCATTGCTTTGCGTCCTTCAAGGTGCAAGCACCTATCTTTGTGGCACGACAACTAGTCAAGCACAAGTTCCTACGTTGGAATGAAATCAGTAGACGGTACGTAAATACCAAACCTAACTGGTATAGACCTAGTATTAACGATGCTGACACAGCTATATGGCGGTCACAGACTAAGGACAAGAAGCAGGGAAGCGGTGACGTAATACAAGACGAAGAGATACAAAGTAAAGCTACATTTTATTTAAGTGATGTTATAGCTGATGCTATGTCTGCATACGAACAGCTACTAGGCATGGGTATATGTGAAGAACAAGCACGTATGGTGTTGCCTATATGTCACATGACTGAATGGTTTTGGTCTGGTAGCCTTGATGCATTTGCAGATATGTGTATATTAAGATGTGCAAGAGATGCACAAGTAGAAACAAAGATGGTTGCTGACCAAATTAGTAACCACATGGAAAGACTATTTCCTGTATCATGGAAGGAACTAACGAATGAAATTAACTCTTGATGTAGAGAACACCGTCACACATCGTGGCGGTAAGCTACACCTAGACCCATTTGAAGATACCAATAGCTTGACTATGGTGGGTATGCTTGACGAGTATGGCAAAGAAGATATAGTTATCTTTGACCATAGTGAAGCACCCACCACAGACAGTGGCTCTAAGATTGTACAAGATGCTTTGGACAAGACCACGCTATTGATTATGCACAATGCACCCCATGACCTGATGTGGTTGTGGGAGTGTGGCTTCACGTATAATGGTAAGGTGTTTGACACAATGCTTAACACCTACGTCCTACAACGTGGCTTGAAAGAACCACTGTCTCTTGAGGCTTGTGCTGAAAGGTTTGAACTTGCTACCAAGAAACAGGACACACTAAAAGAATACTTCAAGAAAGGTTACTCGACTAGAGAGATACCTGTCGATGAACTGTCAGAGTATCTGTCGGCTGACCTACACGCTACACAACAGCTATCCGACAAGCTACAGCTTAGACTTGATACCACAGATGCTATGCTTAGTAGTACAGCCAAGCTCACAGACGAGGTTGCTGTATGTCTAGCACGTATCTACCAACGTGGGTTTACTGTAGACCTCACCGTACTAGAAGATGTACGTAAGGAGTTTGAGACTGAGCGTGGCTTGCTTGTACAGAAACTAGACAAGCAGTGTCGTGAGTTGATGGGTGACTATCCTATCAATCTCAATAGCCCAGAGCAGTTGTCATGGGTTATCTACAGTCGTAAGCCACATGAGAAAGCTATGTGGGGCAACTTGTTTGAGCCTTACATGAGTGACTCTTCTTACAAAGAGAAAGTACACATACATTCTGGCATGGTATACAGGAAGCTTGCCAAGCAGTGTAAGACTTGCTTTGGTGGTGGTCAGATCAGGAAGACCAAGAAGGATGGTTCACCCTTTGCCAAGCCAAGCAAGTGTGCTGTCTGTACAGGTGTTGGCTATGTCTTTACTGACACAGACAAGATAGCAGGGCTGAAGTTCAAAGCACCTAGTGCCAAGTGGGTCAGTGCCAATGGCTTCAGTACCAACAAGACAAACCTAGAGTTACTTGAGGGTGTTGCAAGAGGACGTAACATGTCAGAGGCTGTTGCCTTCTTACAGAATGTGCGTAGGCTATCTGCACTAGATACATATCTGTCTAGCTTTATAGATGGTATATCTACGTACACTAAGTCGGATGGTAAGTTACATGTCAGACTACTACAGCATCGTACCAGTACAGGACGGTTCAGTGGTGCTGATCCTAACATGCAGAACATGCCTAGAGGTGGTACGTTTCCTGTTAAGAAGGTATTCGTATCCCGATGGGATTCTGGACAGATCATGGAAGCAGACTTTGCACAGTTAGAATTTCGTGTAGCTGCATTCTTAGGGCAAGACAAGATAGCTATGGATGAGGTATCCACAGGCTTTGATGTTCACGCTTACACCGCCAAGGTTATCAGTGATGCAGGTCAAACTACATCACGACAAGATGCCAAGGCACACACATTTGCCCCTTTGTATGGGGCAAGTGGATACGGCAGGACACCTGCTGAAGCTGCTTACTACAAGCAGTTTACTACTAAGTACAAAGGTATTGCACAGTGGCATGACCGTCTAGCGAAAGAAGCTATAAACACAGGGATGATTACTACACCGTCAGGTAGACAGTTCTCTTTCCCAGACATAACTCGCAGACGTAATGGCACTGTGTCACACTTTACACAAATAAAAAACTATCCTGTGCAGTCATTCGCAACAGCAGATATTGTTCCTGTTGCACTGTTGCACATAGATAAATTACTTGTGGGTTTAAAGAGTTGCATAGTAAATAGCGTACATGATTCAATCGTGATTGATGTACATCCAAACGAAACGACAGACGTAATTAATGTCATACATGAGACTAACAAAGTGTTGACCCAGTTGATAGAACAGCAATGGAATATTGACTTCAATGTGCCTTTATTATTAGAAGCAAAAATAGGTTCTAATTGGCTTGACACTAAGGACGTAGCATGATATAACTAAGATTCTTGAAATATATAAGGAGTATATAATGAATAATGAAATCGTAACAATCGACACTACCAATTTTAATGCAATGGCAAAAGCAATGGGCATCTCCAGTGAACGTGCTGAAGCTACAGACAAGAAGAAAGCAAGCACGTTGGCACGTGTTCGTTTAAATCACAAGCCTGTCATGGGTGCAGTGGAAGTTGGTGGTAAGACTATAAACGCAGAGGTACTAACAGGTGGATCTTATAAGGTAGAGATACCCAATGGTCCTACCTACTTAGGTAGATCTGCTATCATCAGACCTTTCATGCAGAGGTTTATGCACAAGAGATTCATCCCTGCTGTAGGTAATGGCAAGGCTGACTATGCCAAGACTATCATGGCTGACAACTTAAACATAGACTTGAAGGACAACAAGGGTGGCTTCAACTGTGGTAAACCTTCAGGTTGGATTGATGACTTCAAGGCTCTACCTAAATCTATGCAGGATCTAATCAAGGCAACCAAACGTGTCAGGGTTATCTTTGGTATGATTGAATTGGTTGATCCACATGATGAGAGTGGTAAGCCTGTAGATACACTTGCACCAATCCCATTCATATGGGAAGTCGATAACAGGGATGCATTTAAGATCTTTGGCAAGGCATTCTCTGACCTAGCGAAAGCTAAGAGACTACCACCACAACATAACATGGTGTGTACATCTGAGGAAGTAAAGGATGCGTCCTTCTCTTACTACCTACCACAGGTTAAGCTTGACCTAACTAAGTCAGTGGATCTTTCCGATGCTGACCAAGCTATGTTTGGTGACCTGATGCTATGGGTACAAAACTACAACGAGTACATACTCAATGAGTGGAGTACCAATATGCATAAACATGATGACGTAGATACAGACTTGGTTGATGATTTTATTGAAGTCGAAACTGCGGAATTTGCGTAATGAATCATCCTGCAGAAATGGCAATACACCAGTACATGTCAGACGCAGCTAATGGAAAGTCCTCTATCTCAGAGGACACCATTAAGCAGGTGGGTCAAGATGTAATGGACGCAATGCAACGTCAGTTCGGTGGGGGAAATAAAAGGGATGAGTTTAAACTACGTATGTCCAACATAGGTAGACCGACTTGCCAACTCTGGTTTGATAAACATCAGCCAGAGAAGGCACTCCCTAAACCCACTACATTTTTAATGAACATGATGCTTGGGGATATAGTAGAAGCTGTATTCAAAGGTGTCCTTAAAGAGGCAGGAGTTAAGTATGAAGATTCTGAACAAGTTACCCTTGACTTGGGAGATAATCACATTAATGGAACATATGATCTTGTTATTGATGGGGCTGTTGATGATGTTAAATCAGCATCAGATTGGTCTTACAGAAATAAGTTTGCCAGTAGTGAAGTACTAGCCAGTGGAGATTCATTCGGCTATGTATCACAGTTAGTAGGCTACGCTAAAGCTGCCAAGAAAAAACTTGGTGGTTGGTGGGTAGTCAACAAAGCCAATGGCGATTTCAAGTATGTACCTGCATCCTCTATCAACGAGGAAGAAGAGCTTGCTAAGATCAAGGCTACTGTTGACACCGTAAACAATGACAAGTTCAACAGATGTTTTGAGCCAGAGACAGAGTACTTTAGAGGTAAGCCTACAGGTAACACTGTACTAAACAGTGGCTGTAGATTCTGTTCCTACAGAGAAACGTGTTGGGATATAATAGAACGTCCTGCCGTTAAGTCGCAAGCTAAAGTACCTAAGATGGTTTCATATCTGTCTATGTCAGAGGAATATGCATAGTGGATTCTAAGCAATTCATAGCAGCACGTAAGTATGGTTACCGTAGTGGACTAGAGTTAAAGACAGCCCAGTATTTAGAATCTTTACATGCTTCCTATAGATACGAGGAAGTAAAGATAGAGTGGGAAGACTTAACGTATAGAACCTACACACCAGACTTCGTGCTGAACAATGGTATTATAATTGAGACCAAGGGTATGTTTACTTCAGCAGACAGAAAGAAACACCTTGCCATACAGAAGCAACATCCTGATTTAGATATACGCTTTGTCTTTGAGAATAGTAAACGCAAGTTAAGTAAAGGAGCAAAGTCTAGGTACTACCAGTGGTGTAACAAGTATGACTTCGATTACTACGACAGGATAATACCTGAAGAATGGCTGAAAGAAAAAGGAAAAGATAAACACTCTACGTTTATAAAGTTTAAATGGCAGAAAATTAAAAGGAGATTTGTATGAAAAAAGATAAGATATTTTTTGAGCTAGAACCAGAGGACTTTATACTACGTATACATCCTAAGAGAGATGAAAATAATAAGTGGACAGGCGAGGTAATTGTTGGTATAGTAACAGCAGATGAAAATCCTTTAGACGATGCAGACTATAGTGGTATGCTACAGTTTACTAATCTAATATCTTCTACCGTAGCTATGATGGAAGAAGACGATGACTTTAGAGAAGCAGTAATGGAGTATGCAGAATCAGAATTAAAAAAACAAGAGATAGTATTATCCAATAGACCTACAATAGTTAGAGATATTTCATCTAACGTAATCAAACTAAACTTTAATACAGATACAGATGGGAGTGCATAGTATGAAAATATTTGACGATAACTCAGGAGTAGATACACTAACAATAAATGGTATGACAATGCATGATAAAGAGGACATGGTTAATCACCCACCTCACTACAACAAGTACGGTGTAGAATGTATAGATGCCTTACGAGCAGCAACAGGTGAGGGCTTTGAGTATTACCTTCAGGGTAATGTAATGAAGTACCTGTGGCGATACCGCTACAAGAATGGTGTAGAGGACTTGAAGAAAGCTAATTGGTATCTTGAGCTATTAATCGCAGAGAAGCAAGATGATAAGACTTAAAACATATTTAGTCTTAGATATAGACGAGGATGATTATCCTGTACCGACAGACGGTCAGGTTAAATCAGAGATAGAGCAGGCACTTGAAGAGTTTCTTTATGACATAGACGGTGTTACAATCAATTCAATTAAAACTATTACGGAGTAATCAACATGAACAATATGCTACCAACAGACTATCAGAACTTTATAGCTACGTCACGTTATGCACGATGGCTAGACGAGGAAGGACGTAGGGAAACGTGGAGTGAAACTGTATCACGCTACGTAGACTACATGCACGACAAGGTTAAGTTCTCTAAGGAAGACAAGTCTGAGATTGAGCAGGCTATCTTAGGGCTAGATGTTATGCCCAGTATGAGAGCCATGATGAGTGCAGGCACAGCTTTAGAGAGAGACAACACAGCAGGGTACAACTGTAGCTATCTACCTGTAGATGACCCTAAGTCTTTTGATGAAGCTATGTACATCTTACTGTGTGGTACAGGTGTAGGCTTCTCAGTTGAGCGTAAGTACGTTGACAAGTTACCTGAGATACCAGAGAAGATGTTCAAAAGCGACACTACAATAGTCGTTAAGGACAGCAAGGAAGGGTGGGCTAAGTCACTACGTATGCTGATAGCGTTACTGTACGCAGGAGAGATACCCACGTATGATGTCAGC